GGCCTCATGAACGCCGAAGCGAACAAGGCCGACCTACTCAAGGGTTCCAACATCTTCCGGCCGCTCGGTGAAGCGATGCAGCGCATGGGCGGCGTGTTCGACGAGGTGACCCGCAAGGTGTCCGAGTTCGGTGACGTGGTCAACAAGGCCAAAGCCTCACAGGGCTCGGGCACGTTACTCGACCAGTGGTTTGGGGCGGTGATGACGTCGCTGACGGCAGGGCTCAAATGATGTTCACCCTCTGGCTGAACAACCTGCGTGCGCGGCGTTGCCGGTTTTGGTCGGTGGCCGAAACCGACCACGACGCACGGGTGATCCTGCTCGCTAGAACGTTGGCGTTGCAGACAGCCGCTCAGACAGCCTATGACGCTGCCGTGGCTGACGGCCGGGCGATCCGGGCAGCGTGCTTGGCGCGGGTTTTGGCAATCCTCGCGACGGCCGTGGACAACCTGGAGGATGTAGTATGAATCGCGAAGACCTTATCCGCACGGGGCTGGAGCTGATCGACGGCTACAAGCAAGTCATCCGACACGCGGAGTCAATCAGAGACTGGCGAGCGGTCAAGTTCTATCGCGGGCTCTGGTGCGTGTGGTCGAAGCGACTAACACTCGCGGGCGTCGAGCACGAAAAGCCTCCGAAAATCGGAATTTGGAGGTTGCTGAGGATCGGCTTACAGGGTTGGTTGAGGGGTGAAGATGGACCCTATGGAAGCGGAAAAACTGCGTGATTGGCTACACGGTTGGCCGACTCGGGCAACCGAGCTGCTCGCTGACGTGAAGGCTGAGTTTGCCGTCGCGATTGAGATGCGGCACCGACTCCGCACACGGCGGGCTCATCGGTTTTGGCGGGAGCTGGCGGCGATGCTGGCTGCTCATGGACTGAGTTTTGACCCGGCGCCGGAGCTGCCAGACTTTGCGAAGGACCGACCGGCGTCGTGGCGCTGGGTGCCAAGGGGGCAGAATGGGCACAAGCGCTAAAGAAACCAGATGTCGTGTCGAGCGGGCAATCGAGATGATAACACAGAATCCCGGCATCCGGCCGTACAAGCTGTCGGCCGCCATCATACAGGAAACCGGCCTGTCGAGGCGGTCGGCAAATCGCATCCTGCAAGCGGCTCGCGAGGAAATGGCACGCACGCGGGCCGCATCATTGGCGTCGCTGCAAGACGCTTTCGCCGACCTGTTCGCGCAGGCATGGGCCGACCCGAAAAACCGGGCAGCGCTGCTTCGGACGCTGGCCATGCTGCCGGTGCCGGTCGAGCAGGCAGCGGGCGAGCAGACGCCGGATGAGGTGGTTTTCGAGATCAAGCAGGAGCAGGGTTGTGAAGCTGTGCCCGACGATCATCATTGACACGCGCGAGCAAGACCCGCTCACGTTCCGCAACCTGCCGACCGAGCCGGGCACGCTGGCTGTGGGCGACTACTCCATTAAAGGGCTGGAGCACCTCATTGCCGTCGAGCGAAAGCGACTCGAAGACCTGTTGGCGTGCGTCGGCCGGGAGCGCGAGAGATTCGAGCGGGAGCTGTCCCGCATGCGGGCTTACAGATACAGGCATTTAGTGGTTGAAACCGACTCAAAAACTCTGCTGTCCGGTCGCTGGCAGCGGTCGAAGGTGACGGCGGCGGCGGCGTGCGGGAGCCTTGCGGCATGGGCGGCGAGGTACGGGGTATGTGTTTGGTTCGCGGGCGACCACGAGCAAGCCGGGCTCTGGGTTGAGCGCATCCTGTTCCAAGCGGCGCGTGACGTCGCCAAGCGACTCGAAGCGTGCCAAGCTTTTGCGAAAGTCTGAAAAAAATCGGAAGTTCCGGGGCGCGAAAAGGCCCCAAAAGACGCAAACGAACACCGCTAAAGGGCTGGTATTGCGTGCCAGGGCTGCGTATACTCATGTCTGTGTGATGATTGAGTCTCTTGTAAGGAGCTTGTAGTATGACGATTCATACAATTGCCTCTTTAGCGAAGATGTTGGATGTACACCGAAACACACTCGATTATGTGGTTCGAACCTTCCGTATTCAAGAGTCTGGCCGGGCGGGCGGTGTCCGGATCTATGACGCTGACACTGCTCGCGTGATTATCGAATCACTGGGCAAGCTGCCGCGCGGCGCGCGTCGGCCGGTGGCTGTTGCAGGATAAAAAAGGCCCGCAGGTCTAGCACACCTGCGGGCAAGTTTGGAAGTCCCACCCCCGTTGTCAAAGAGGGCTGTTTCCATGAGTCAGTATAGCACATGGGACGATCCAGTCAAGGACGTCCAGCGTTTCCCGCTCTGTCGGCTGCGCGGTTGCGCAATCGTCGATGAGTTCCCTCGCGGCTGTCCGCTCGCAAAGCCGAATCCTCTATGGGCGATTCACCAGCTCGAAGACCGTGGCTGGCGGCGCGAGATGACGCGGCCGTTTCCCGACCTCACCGGCGGTCGCGCCGATCGGCGCAGGGCCGCCATCTGTGATGCCTGCCTCGATTCACTGCGCTCGAATCCGATCATTTGCCGATTGCGGGCTCTGAAAGGGGTGGCGTGATGGAACCCTCGCTTGACCCTGCACCTTTTGAGGAAACCGACACGCTGGTGCGCGCACGCCGTGAGGCCCGTGAACAACCGCCACTAAGGCCCGAGTTCGCCATGCCCGTACCAGCCTCCGAGCTGGGAGTGGGCGAGCCGGTTCAGTGGGTGTGGCGGGGATACCTCGCGAGGGCGTCATCGACGCTGCTCACTGGGTTGTGGAAGGCTGGGAAGACGACGCTCGTGGCTCACCTGCTCGCGATGATGGACAAGGGCGGGTTTCTGGCGGGCGACGTGGCCGCAGGCCGGGCTCTGGTGGTGTCCGAGGAATCCGGCGCCCTCTGGGCCGAGCGGCGGGACGCCATCGGCATCAGTGACCATATTCATTTCATCCTGCGGCCGTTCAAAGGCAAGCCGGACTTTGGCGGGTGGCAGCGGTTCGTCAACCATCTGACGAAACAGGTGGTCGAGCAGCAATTCGGCCTTGTCGTGCTCGACCCCATAGCCAACCTACTCCCGATTCGGGACGAGAACGACGCGGCGTCGATGATGGCGGCTCTGACACCACTCTACAGCATCACTGATGCCGGGGCCTCGATTCTACTGCTGCATCACCCTCGCAAGGGCGACGGTGGCGAAGGACAGGCGGCGCGTGGCTCCGGCGCTCTGCCCGGATTCGTCGACGTCATTCTTGAGATGCGGCGGTTCAACGCGGCCGAATCAGAGGACCGGCGGCGGACACTGACGGCTTTCTCACGGTTCGACGCCACACCCCATGAGGCAGTGGTCGAGCTGACTGATGATGGTTACCGCTCCTGTGGAACCAAGCTCGACGCCTCGCGAAATGATCGGCTCGCCGTCTTAGCCAACCTGCTGCCGGGTGAGCCGCCAGGGCTGACGGCCGAACAAGCTCGGGACTCGTGGCCGAGCGAGGGGATTCCCGTACCGGGCAAAAGGACTGTCGATCAGGACTTACGGCACGGCGCGAGGCAGGGCTTTTGGAATCAGGGCGGGCACGGGTGGAAAAGCGACCCGCTCCGCTACTGGGGGCCGTGCGACTTTCGCGCACGGCCAGACAGCCGGGATGCGAGTGTGCGCGAATACCATCCTCGCTGCACAGATTCAAGTGAAAATAGTATTCGCGCACGCTCAAGGTCTAGTAATAGACCCGTGCGCGAATCGAATGTGGTAAGCGGGGCAAGGCCGATTCATGCAGGCGGCAATGATGCCAAACCGGGTGGTGTGCGCGAATGTCAGTCTGACAACAATTTGATGTTTTTTGCGAATCGGTGCGACGATCCGGCGATGGCTGAGCAGCTCCGGCAGATGGCCAGTGAGGATGAGCCGGAAAAGTGACTCGCGCGAGGCCGATTGATTCGACGGCTGGACGCGGCGAGGGGCAGGGCGGGCCATATCCGCTCGTTTGGCGGGCCATTGCGGGACATGAGACAAGTCGGCGGGACA